ATTTTTCCAGTTTGAGCAAATCCAACTGTAGAATCAACTGTCACTACAGAAGCGCCAACACTTACAGTATTTGCAACTTTTGTAGAGGGTTGAACTTTGAAAGTTCCCTCAATAAGATCTCTATCATCAAAACCTACAAACAATCCGAGTTTGAAATATGTGTTAATTCCAGAGCGCGTAAAAATTTCAACTTCAGATACAGAAGCTTGAGTAGAACTATCAGTGGATTTTCTAATTGTTTGCCCAACTAATCTGTTTGGATCTCCAGAAACTCTCTCAACGACAACTTCTTCTCTTCTTGTAAACTTTGCTGATGAAGGTTTGATGAGAAAATCTTCTAAATCAATTACCTTCGGATCAACACCATAAAGAACTTTGAAGAGAATTTTAAAAGAATCTTCAGTTCCTTTTGATTCATATAAACTTCTTATTTCTTTAATGAAGTTGTTTACGTCTAAATTATCTACAAAATCAACATCTTCAAGACCAGGAGCAAAGGAATATTTTAATTTTCTATAAAATTCTTTGAGGAACAGAGCACTGAGATTCTGTACGTTAGATCCATTAGCATGAACTTTTTCTGAGGTATCACTAAATACCAACTCTTCAGGATCAAGTTCAGAGCGATAAGAAGAAATACCACTAAAACCGCGAATACATCCAGTAAAAGAAGTGGCAGTTTTTCCGGTGTATGTTATAATTTCATCATCGATCCTAAACAGACCATACTCATCAGGAAAACCCTTAGTAGTAGAAACTTGAATAGTATCAGCAGTAGATGATATACCAACGGTCAAACTGGTATATCCAGTGATAACCTCTGGTGTAAGGTTATCAAATTTTAGATATTGATCTAAGTTCTCAACAATATCAGCAGCACCACTCTGATGTTCTTGAGAAATATAATATTGCTTCAGAAAGTCAATAGATTTAGGACTTTCGGATCTAAGAAATTCGGGTAACTGACTTTCAATTACTTGTTGAACTTTTACCCTTCTTTCAAAGCCTGTTTGTATCATTCTTATCCTCTCTTAAGTTCTCCGTTTAGGTAACTTGAAGTAACTTTATAACCGACGCCAGAGATCTGTTCGCCAGATGTAATAGTATCTTTAATCATATTTATCTCACTATCAGCAACCGAGAAAGAGAGATAAAGGTCTTTTAAACCAATCACATCATTTGAATCAGGAACTGCTTGAATTTCAACAATATCATTATCTTTATCAGTGGAAGAAAATGTAATTGTATTCAGTAATATTTCTCCTTTTATATAATCAACTGTCCCTGCTGACTTAATTACAACTTCAAATTTACCATCTTGATTACGTTCTTTAACAACAGAAATTACACCTTTACCATTTTCCCCTGGAGTATCGGTAAAGTGGAATGTTCCATTCCTTCCAGAAAGTCCAAACCCACTACTCTTAATATTAAACCCATTTTTGTCCATGCGGAACTTATTACCATAACAGAGTTCATATTGTGCAGAAGTATTAAGTAAAGTTTTCAGATTTCTTCTAATTCTTACTCTAGTGATGTTAGAAGTGACAGCATTATCGGTATTATCAATTGCTTGACACAATTTACTGTATTTAAAGCGTCCTCCAAACTGATTAATGTTTGCAGTTGCAAAAGTATTCAGTGTAGATGAAACTTTTGATTTTAAATCATTAACATTTGAAACTTTTGCATTATTGTAGTAAATTGCAGAGTCAATCTCAACAAAAAGAACCTTAAGATCTACAATTTTTTGATTTATACCTGATAAAGAGAAATTTTTCAGTTTAGTAGCGATTGATTGCTTATCAAAATCAGAAACAAAGTCACCATTTTTGGGTTTGATGCTAATAATGACATTTCCAAACTCTGGCGGGTTCAATTCTTCACCACCAACGACAGAAACTGATTCTGTGTTTGGATAAATTGACTGAATTATCGCTTCATAATCACGAGCAGTGACTGCACGGTACTGTGAAGAGTAAATTCTTGGAGCAAAGTACTTAATTGAGTCAATACTTTCAATTTCACCACCATTTTGTGCTTTTGAAGTGGTGGAAACTGTAACATCACCACTTGGAACTATAACATTACCAAGATTATTAGTTACTCTTCCAGAATATGCGAAATTTTTCGCCCCATTTCCATCAATACCGTCTGTTGTGATGTAAGAAACGGTAATAATCGCACCATTTTCTAATTTTTTACCAAAAAATCCGTCTCCAAACAGAAGTTCGTATCTTTCGTCTTGAACTTCTTGTAAAAGATAAATTTCAGAGTTTTTATTAAGGTTTAAAATGTTTTGAGCAAGTTCATATTCCCTTCCTTCACCTGAATCGGAAGTTCCTTTAACCTTTACGACGATTGTAGAGGTATCGATAAAAGCATTTTGTAAAATAAAGCGTTGATCTAAAGATCCATCAACTACAAATTGTTTTTTCAGGTAAGTTCCTTGACAAATTTCAAGGTCATCAAACTTTGCGGTTCCAGAATTAATTGTTGTAGTGACATCCTCTGGAACTGAAAATACAAATTGACTATCATTAACACTTCCTACGCATACCAGACCCGCTTCTAGGGTCATAGTAGGTGATGTGCTTGTAGTTTGTACCGCCAGATTAATACGTGCCTTAGCGGCGCTTCTAGAGCGAGGCACATAACCGATATTTCTTGCCAAAGAAACAACATTTTCTCTCAAAGTTGCCGAATCCAGGAAGGATTCGTTTACAATCATGTTTGAGTTGTATGCAGTAATGTAGGTATTATAAGCTAACGTATCAATTAAGATAGAAAAATTAGATCCCTCAAAATCAAAGTCTGTAAACGTAGAGTTTGCACGGATATAGTCTTTGATTTGAGACCTAATTTGGTCAAAATCTAGATTTGTAAATTTAGTAAAAGGCATATTACCTTGTTGCCTCTAGCAAAAATGAAAATTCTTGAGTGGGAAATTCCTGACCGACAATATCATAAAAAATAGTAACATTAAAATTGTTATTATCTGGTTGAGGGTCTACATCAACTTGCACATTCGCAACTCTAGGTTCAAAATTATCAATTGTAGTGATAATTTGTTCTTCAATCACGCCTGCAGTGGCAAAATCAACGAAATCAAAAAGACTTGCCCGCACATCAGAACCTAAAATAGGTTGAAAAAACCTCTCTGTAGGTATCGTCTGCACTAAATTTTGAACAGATCGCGTGATTGCTCTCGCATTTTTCAAAATTGGCAAGTCTTTTGTAACAGGATGTGGGTCAAAAGATAGACTTATGTCTCTAAATGCTCTTGATCCCCTTGAAATTGCCATTGGTCAGTAGTTTTCTTGACTTTATTTATGGTAGCAGGGTCACCATAAACTTCTTGAATCACTCTTTCCTCTGGATCTTCAGTTTTTCGTGGTTTAAACCAATAATCTGATATGAGATTTGATGAACTCCACATCTCTTTCATGTGTTCCCTTCCCATTTAATCCTCTTCGGGCAATTCGGTATATTTATTTTCCCTTTCATCAGCAGTTTTCCAGAAGTATTCGTCTTCACGACCCATGCCAAGACGTTTATATCCATTTTCAACTTGATAGTATTGAGTAGAAACCTTAAAATCGGGCATTTTTGGTTCTACGGGTGTTAAACTATTGTCAAAGATACGTAATCTATTGTTTGGATACAGTGCATACTGACCATTTTCCAGTTCAATTAGGTTATGAGACTTATGTTCAGCAGGATTTTCACTGGTTGCCCAGTCTACGTAGTCTGGATCATGATGATAATTGTCAATAGTACAGACATAAGTTCCTTTTACATTACCATGATCGCGAGTGTAACACTCAAAATCCATCGAACCAATAAACTTTTTGTCTACACTGACCACACCATAATCCATACAGTTCCAAAACTGTAAGTTAGGGAGGTCCATATCAGGTGTAGGAGTTTCTGGATCTGATACAAAAGCAGAAATTGGCAACTTATCATACATTGCCGCATACTCTGGTAGGTAAGTTTCAAAATAAAAAGCGCGTCCAGGTAACGATTTAACCGATACCCAAACGCCCTTTACAAACTCACCATGTCCAGATTGATGATCCGTCAAATATTCTTTACGGACCCATACTTCCATAGAAGGAAGATTAGCGATCAAGCAAGCCATAGGTGTTTACAAATCTAAACTATGTATTATCGTCCTTGTCCGCGATACATTTTCTTTTTACCGTTACGAGAAGTCGCGGCAT